CTGAGGGTACTGGCGGCGTTAAAGCAATAAAAATTGAAGTTATAGAATAATGTCTTTAGGTCTAGCACGTATAGGTTCAAACCAATCGCCCGCTCGCATGCGTACGCGCGGCAGGCAGCGTGGTTCTGTACGTCATATTAAAGCATTAAAGCATCAAGCTGCTATGTTAGCGGCGAATAAGAAGTTTATGCTACTTGTTGCGGGGTACGGTTCTGGTAAGAGCCATGCCCTTCATCTTTGTGCGGCAATCGATGTAGTGCAGTATCCAAATATTAAAGTTTTGGTGCTTGCTCCATCGTTTGACTTACTTCGTCTAAACAATGTACCTGGTCTCCTTGAAATCCTTGACGAATGGGGCATCAAGTATAATTTTAATAAATCTGAGTATATCATACACTTAGAGAATGGGGCACAAATTATCTTTCGCTCGATGGACAATCCGTCCAGGATCGTAGCGTTTGAAGTTTGTCGTTCATATATTGATGAGGCAGATGTTCCGACTATTACGCAGATGGAAGTCGCCTGGAATAAGACTTTAGCTAGAACTCGCCAAGTCCTTGAACATAGCGATGAGATTATTTCAAACCGTGTGTGGGCTTTCTCAACGCCAGAAGGTTTCAAATTCTGTTATAAGCGTTGGGTGAAGCTGGGAGGACAAGAATATGGTATGGTTAGAGCTAAGACAGTCGATAATCCCTTTCTTCCTGCCGATTTTGTACAATCACTACGGGACACATATCCAGCGCAGTTAATTGAAGCTTACCTCAATGGTGAATTCGTTAACTTAACATCTGGTGCTGTCTACTATGCGTTCGATCGTCATACTCACTACAGCCGTGAACAAGCTGATGATAAAGAAATCCTATATATTGGGATGGATTTTAACGTTGGTAAGCAAGTAGCCATAGTTTATGTTAAACGAAGCGAAGCATACCATGCAGTATGGGAATTTACTGGTAAACTTGATACACCCCAAACGATACAAGCAATTAAGGACCGTTTTCCTAAGAATCCGTTAGTGTTCTATCCAGATAATACTGGTAGTGCACGAAATACGACTAATGCAGGTGTAAGCGATCACACATTACTAAAACAAGTCGGCAACTTAAAAGTTCGCCCGGCTAACCCATTAGTTAAAGATCGTGTCGCAGCTGTCAATAGCGCCTTTGAAAAAGGCTCACTGTATGTGAATGTGGAAAATTGCCCTGAATTCACTGATGCATTGGAACAACAAGTTTACGACACAAGTAACCGTCCCGACAAAACTAGTGGACATGATCATGCGACGGATGCCGGTGGCTATCCGATTGTCTATATCATGCCGATTACTAATCGTAAGTCTTACCTGAGTGTAGTTGCCTTATGAGCATGATTCCAACTAAGATTGATACAGGTTTACGCCATAATCAATATAGAGCTGTAAGGGATAAGTGGATATGCGTTCGTGACGCATTAAATGGCGAAACAGCAATCAAAGCTGCTAACACCCGCTATTTACCAATGCCTGCAGCAATGTTACGGTCGGAAGCTGTTGCTCCCACTTATTGGGCTTCTAACGAAGTTTTCAGTTACAACAACCACGCAAATCTACCTTATTCGGCATATAAGACAAGAGCACGCTTTCCGGAATTTACAGATGCTACTCTTCGCGGTATTATTGGTCTTATCTTGCGGAATCCTTCTGCTTATCATAACTTACCCTATACAGAATTTGAAAAAGATGCGACCCCGGACGGAAAGACGCTCCAGGAACTAGAGCTTATGCTCAATACGGAGGTCATGGCTGTTGGTAGGGTTGGCATATTATTAGATCCAGCAGAAGACATTAACAAGCCAAAAATTGTTGTATATAAAACTGAGGACATTCTTGACTGGCAAACGGAAGGCAGTGACGAAAATATAGTTTATACTGGTGTTTTATTACAAGATAGAACTATTGAAAATGATTTTTGGACAGAAGCTCCTAACGACAATTACCAAATGCTGCTCTTATTGGATGAGGATGGCATTTATACTGTGGCAAAGTTTAAAAATGGTGAGAGATACGCGTCGTTACAACCAACAATCCAAGGAAAAACGTTAGATTACATACCATTTGTCACCGCAGGCACAATGGATCTGACACCCGATATTGATAGTCCGCCAATGTGGCCATTATCTAATCTTGCTGTCGGAATGTATCAAGTAGATGCAGATTTGCGTAATGCTCAATATATGAGTTGTAATCCGATGTTAACTTTGTCAGGTGTTGACAAAGATGATATTCCTGCGGCTATCGGTAGCAATGTTGCTATGATTCTGGAGAGCTATACTGCTAAAGCTTACTATCCTAAGACTGATACTTCCGCTTTAGACCATGTTCGCATGTATATTAAGGATAAACAGTCTGAAGCTATTCGTTTAGGCGCAAATTTACTTGGAAATGACAATACTATGGCTGAATCTGGCGAAGCTATTCGCTTAAGACAGTCAATGGCGTCTGCTACTGTTGCGTCAACAGTATCAACTGTAGGTCGAGGACTGCAAAAAGTTGTAAATATGGCCGCAGACTGGCTCACTAAAGTTATGAACGCAGAAGTATTGGTTAATAAAGAATTTTCCAGCTTCCAAATGACCGCAAACGAGCAAATTGCGCTAGTTCAATCTTGGCAGTCTGGTATGCTTAGCTCTGAAACAGCTCTTGAAAACTACCGTCGTGCGGGTATGTTGCATGAGGGCGAAGATGCGAAAGCAGAACTTGAACGTATTAAAAATGACACACATAAATATTCGGATATCGTTGCAGCCAATGAAGCAGCAGCCGCAGCAGCGAAACCCGACCAAAAAGGTCCTACTGGTGGCTTACCAGCAGGTTCACAACCAAATCCGGCGGTTGGTAAATCGACCGGTTAACTTAAACCCTGTGGGGAAATGATAATGTTTATCAACAGACATGTATATATGGAAGGCGAGCCAGGAGCTGGCGGTGGAGCTGGTGGTAGTATAGAAGCTATTCAAGCACAAATGACTGAATTACAACAGACTGTAACAGCACAAAATAGTGAACTCGAAAGGTTACGTACCCATTCAAACAAGCTACTGGATGAAAAGAAAAAGCTGCAGCAAGACTTTAAGGCTTTTGAAGGCCTTGGAGACCCAGAAATTCTTGGAAATATGCTTAAGCAGTTTAATACTGACGAAGATGCTAAACTCTTCGCTGAAGGTAAGGGCAACGAAGTTTTAAAGAAGCATACTGAGCGTTTAACGCTTGATTTTAATGCTAGAATTGATGATCTAACTAATAAACTCGAGAATTCGGATAAAAGTGGATCAAAATACGAACAATTATACCATGAGTCAGAGGCAGGGCATGCTATCAGCAGTGCTGCCGTCAAAGCAGGTATCCGTGATACTGCTTTGGACGATGCTCTGATGAGGGCTCGCGGTGTATTTACTGTCGCTAATGACGGTGCTTTGGAAGCAAGAGATTCTGAAGGTAATCTCAAAACTGTCAAAGGAAAAGCACTAACTCCCGATTTATTTGTCGAGCAGTTACGTGAAACATACCCACACTACTGGCCAGATAGTAAGAGTAGTGGGGCTCGTGGCGGCGCCGGTGGCGACAATACACCAAACCCTTTTATTAAGGGAAAACATTATAATCTTACGGCACAAGCAACACTTCGTAAGACTAACCCTGAACTTGCTGACCGTCTTTTACAAGAAGCTAAGGCGGGAAGCTAAGCCGGTTGTACTGGCGTACGCTAACTTTTTGGAGAAATTATTATGGCCGTTGTACAAATTGCCGACATTTACGAACCAGTAACTTTTAACGCCGCTGCCCAAGAAGCGGCTATCGAAAATAACGCATTTTTGCGTTCTAATGTATTATTAGAATCACCACAATTATCTGCTATGGCTAGTGTCGGTGGTACTTTGGGTGATTTACCACATTTCAATCCATTAACTAACGACGAGCCTGATTATACTACTGATAATCCTGCTGTTGATAGTACGCCAGCTAACATTGCAGGTGGTAAGCAAGTATGGCGCTTAGCCAACATGCACAAATCTTGGTCTACGATGGATTTAGCGCGTGAATTAGCTCTGCAAGATCCGTTAGGCGCTATTACTAATCGTATCGGTCACTATTGGGCTGTTGCATTACAACGTCGTTTGATCCAATCCTCGTTGGGTGTATTAGCTGATAACGTAGCTAATGATAGCAGCGATATGGTTCATGACATTGCTACTGATAATGTTGCAGCCGTAGATCCAGCCGAGAAAATCTCTGCTGAAGCGGTTATCGCAGCTGGTGCAAGTATGGGCGATGCTGCTAGTGCATTATCTGCCATTGCTATGCATTCAGTTGTTTACAACACACTGCAGACCAACAACTTAATTGACTTTATTCCCGATGCTCGTGGCGAAATTAAAATTGCTACATACTTAGGATATGAAGTTATTGTTGATGATGCTATGCCAGCTGTTGCCGGTACTAACCGCATTACTTACACTTCTATTTTATTCTCAGCTGGTGCTTTTGCACATGGTGCAGGCGCACCGTTGCAGCCGTCTGAATTAGAGCGTAATGCTTCTGCTGGTAATGGCGGTGGTCAAGATATCATCCACTCACGTCGTGCTGATATCGTGCATCCTGCTGGTTTTGCTTGGCTGGAAGGTTCTGTGGCTGGTCAATCTGCGACCGAAGCTGAATTAGCTGCCGCTGCTAACTGGAATCGTGTTTACGTTAATCGTAAAAACATTGGTGTAGCCTTTTTGAAGACTAACGGCTAATTTTTAATATTTGACAGGGACGTCAATTTAAGAGGTTAAATATTATGAAAGGCTTACAACGTTCTTTAAGTCGAGCACCAGAAAGCAGCCAAAAGATTGTTAAAAAAGCAATTAATGTTAATTTTTCAATTGATATTACTGGTAGCACTGGTGTTGCTGTATATGGTACCCAAGTAGTTGGGGATATGGCAGCTGGTGATATTGTATTACTTGGTGTTACATCAGATATTGGTTTTGATGCAACTGGTGATACCCATATTGCTGATGAGTGGGAAGGCGATTATTCAGTAGGTACAACGCCGACTTCTGATACTACTTTAAGTGGTACTGAAGTAGATATTATTCCTTCTACTGCATTAATTGCTGGTGCTGCGGATAAAATTGTACCAGCCGCACGAGCTGTATCTTCAGTAGCTACGTTAGTACCACTAGATAACCGTGATGGTTCACTTGAAGTAAACTTAAATCTAGTTGTTGACGCGGATGAAATTACTAATGCCGAAGATGCAACTATTGTTGTTTCAGGCAAACTTGAATTAAGTTATGTAGTACTGTAAATAGTATAGTTGTCCTTCATAAGAGGGACAACTGTAGTACTGACAGTCACAACGGGCGTAGGAGATAATAATGGTAATCGCAGCTAAAAAAGTAGAACCAATAGATGAAGTTGAAGTAGCTCGTAAAGAGTTAGTAGCTACTGAAACTAAAATTAAAGAAACTGAAGCTGAACTTGAGAGATTGAAAGATAAAGTTAAAGAACTTAACGCTAAGATTCCACCACCGCGTCAAGCTACTTTAAAAGAATGTTTAGATCAACAATATGCATCTCGTCTAGCTGAAACTAATAAGAGGAAAGCTCAAGAAGAAGCTCTTAAACGTGTGTTAAAAGCTGGTGTTTAATTAATTACTAGTTGGTCTTCTCTGAGGGCCAACTGTTAATTCCGAGTTTAGGACATAGAATGTGGGAAACTCTTTTAGAATTATTGCAAGATCATACCATTATGTCTTTAGCATTTTTAGCCTGGGCTTGGGTTGTATTTCATTTTGGTAGTAAAATTACAGCTGAAATAAGAGATTTGTCTAAAAAAACGCAAGAAATGAACTATACACTTTCAAACAGGCTGACAAAAATTGAAGCGCATTTAGAACATAGCGATGATAATTTTAAACCGTATAGAAATGGAAACCCTTAATGATACCTAAATTATATCATTTTCAGCCTTGGGAATTTATACGAGGACAAGAAAGTTGGATTAGTCGTATGGACCACCGACTTTTAGTCATGCTTGACTTATTACGATATAGATGGGGCAAAAGAATAAGTATTAGTGGTCACCCGGCCGCAGTAGGACGATATAAAGGTTCGTCACTTAGTCAGCATAATGTAGAGCATTGGGGAACTGTTCGTGCTGTAGATATCATGCCAGATGGTTTGGAGACACACGAAGATGTTTATGCTTTCTTCTTGTTGGCGACTGAAATCGGCTTTACCGGAATCGGTTTTTATCCTGACTGGAAACCAACGCCTGGATTCCATGTTGATGTGCGATACGATATTAAGCCTGGATTCCCTACTACATGGGGCTATATTGGAACAGCTGAGAATATTACCAAAGTTAGTTTAAACGAAGCTTTAGAGGTGATGAGTTGATTAAATACCATAAATTGCCAGGTGATGTTGCAAAGCCATATATCTGTACCGAACGATATGAATGGAAATCAGCTAGATATGGTAAAAAAGTTGTTATAGAAGAAGGTGACGATAGTGACGGAGCATCTGGAGCTTTTGATATTTACTCATCCGCTTGGTTTATACATGATAATCTTTGTGATAATGCTGTTTGGAATGATGGCACTCCTTGTACTGCGTGGATGGCTGCACAAACTATTGGAGACGTACTTAGCCAAGAAGGTAGATGGGCTAGGGCGAGGTATTGGCGTTGGATGACCTTTATCTTTGGTTGTAAGAAGACACGTAGTAATGGGTGGTTTTGAGTTTATGTAAACCATCATTAGGACGATGTACATTATGCGGCCGTAGAGACAGTTGCCGTAGAATAAAAACTGTAAGTGAAGAGTTTATAAAGAAGTGGGGCGTTGAGCATCTCCTTATTGCAGGTATGATCATAACGAATGGAGCAGATGAAGGTGAAGAAGTTTTCTTTTGGACTCAGCAAGCATGTGAAGTTTGCAACGACCTTATTGATTATATTAAATATTAGTGCGTGCGCATCAACTGCTGAAATTGTTGACCGTGGTAAAAATGCTAATGATGCTGCTGTTAATAGTTGCGTTTTTGTTTTGTGCTATGGCGCTTCTGTAGGTGCAATTCAAAGAAAATTTGGTTCTAATCCAGAAGTTTGGGAAGATTTATGCAAACCAGAAAATGGGTTTTCTCCTAATGGAATGGTTCAAGAATAATCTTGGCATTTTAATTACTATTATTGGACTTGCTATTACAAGCATTTCTGGTATAACATTAGCATTTGAAAAAATTGAAAATTTATCAGATGCTGTCACAACAATGGATTATAATGCAAGAGAAATACAATTAATACAACGAGACCAAGCAGCAGTAAAAGTACAGAATGAAATGATTTTAAAACAAGTACAAGAACAAAGAACTGAACAACGGGCGTTAAGAAATGTAATGGATCAGTTGTTGCTAGAAATACGGCAACCTTAAACGGATTTATTTAACCGAAATCGTACTAATGAGGTAATCAACTAATGGCGTTCGTAGCAGCAGATTGGACAATTACACGGAGTACCGGAAATATCCGGTATATAGGAGATGCCCATGGTGGTGCCTCTCCATCTTATGCAACAATGATTCAGCTTCACCGAGCATTACAAGATTTTGCTGATGATGAATCTGACTCAGGTGATGATGAGCTGTCTATTATTGACGAGACTCCTTCGGATCGAGGTGGTGCTGATACTAACATCACATTACTGGGTCTTTTCAATATTGACCAAACAGCTTCAGAACACTTGTATGACGGCTCACTTACGCAGGCAGGTGGTGATGACATCTATGATGGCATTCAAGTGTTTGGTAATGCAACTAGCATCCAAGTAATTCAAGATGGTACATTGCTTGCTAATGACTTCTGGAATGAAGCCAAGATGGTAGCAGCAGTATCAGACCCAGTATCTTCTACAACTCATCGTTTCTGCTTACTTGTTCGTGATGCTGGCTCAGATCTTGATGGTCGACGTTTGCTTGGTACGCAACGTGTTCTTGGAACTGTTTATACCGAGTTCTTTATTGGTGGCGGCACCAACCGAGGCAATAACGTACTTGCTCTGACTGCCAACACTGATGGTAATAACCAGACTATTGCTGGTACCATTGCAACATGGACTGACATTGTTAACGACAGTGAAGGTTACGTTGGTATTGATGTAAATGGTGATACTACAAACGAGTTCTATTATTCTGACTGGGAACTTGGAGCACGGTCAAAGAACAACTTCTATGAGCGCGCAAAGTGGATTCAACGAGAAGGCACTTCTGAGACTCTTTATGGATTAGACGGTGATATCTTCCGTGGTATTACTCATGAAATAAATATCGATAATCCAGCAGGTACCTTTGTTGAGCCAGAAGCAGTTTCATGGACTGGTGGTACTGGCCAGCTGTTAGCAATTGATTCAGTAACTGCTGGAACCAAGATGTGGATTCAGTTGTTGACTGGCCAAGCTCCTGGTGATGGTGTTGAGATTACTGGTGCTGGTCTGGCTACTGCTGATGTTAATGTTACAGTTACTTCACGACTTGTTCCTTCTACTTTTGCTGGTACTTCTACTGGTTCTGCTATCAATCCCGGTTCCTTTGGTCTTGGTATTGGATCTGATGATTTAACAGTAAGCGATTTGCTGGTTGACTTAACTAATACTCCACGTCAACCGCCGAACAATGTGCAATTTACTGTTTCTAACCTTGTGTCTGGAGACCGAGTATTGGTTGGACCAGAAGATGGTGGTGGTGGACTTGATCTTGATCAAGATACGCTGAATGGAACGTTAAACGGCGCCGCAGTTACTTCTATTACTGTTACTACATCAATCCCAACAGATACTCCTTCGTCTGGTACTATTCGTGTTGAGAATGATGAAGGTCGTTATATCAGAATTCCTTATACTTCATATACTGGTTTTGTATACACTATCCCGTCATATGACTTTAGTGGTTCTGGCGATAATGATTCTTGTGCTACAGGTAATAATGTTTTTGTTAGTTATGTTGATAAGGCAACTGTTACTACTTCAGAAGCCTTTACTTCGGTGTATTCATCGGATAGAACATTATTTATTCGTGTAAGAAACGCTACTGCTCAAATCAAAACTTTTGAAAGTACTGGTACTCTTGGTTCAAGTGGTGGTTCAGCAACAACAGGTCGTATTTCTGACGCTTAATGGCCTATAGTGACGACATTGCTGCTTTGGGGGCGGATCATCATTGGGATTTTGATGGTGATTCGCTTGACCAAATAGGATCAGTTAATGGAACTGATACTAGTATACTTTATACGTCCGCAGCAATTGCGTTAGATGCAACAAACTGTATGGAAACAAATGCTACTGGTGACAGAGTAGCACTTGCAACTACAACAGATATAAATAATTCAGCACAAGCAAGGAAAGCTGTTGCTGGCTGGTTTTCAACTACTGCTATTCAGCCTCCACCAAAACGGATTTATGGTGAAGGAAATAACACCACTTGTTTTCAATTTGTGATGGGATTTGGTAACTACATGATGTTTGAGTGTACAGAACCAACTAATTTTGCAACAGGCCTCCAAGTTTTTGGACCTGCTGCTGTCCCTGATCGTGTCTATCATTTGTGTGGTATTTTTTCAGGCAGTGCTTACGATAATGAAGTAAAGTTTTTTGTTGATGGTATAGAGATGACTGATGCTGATCCGGTCAACCGTCAACCAGGAACTGCTAGTTTAGATGCAAGAGGTGTACCAGAATTTGCTGATCCAGCAGGAACAGTAGGTGTTGGTGGTAATATAGTCATTCTTAATGCTTCAATAAATGGTAAATATAACCACTGGGTATCTTGGGGTGATGAAGCTGATGCTTTGTTAACTGACTCTGAAGTAAGAGTAACGTTATTTGAACGTGGAGCAAAAGCTACTAGTACATTATCAACAGGAACTGAGTCAGTCATGCAGACAGCACTTGATGCATTAGGCCCATCAAGATCAAATGAATGTCTGGGCGTAGATATTAATGTAGTATCTGGTGGTGGTGACTTTATTCTTACTTCAGATCAAGTTTTTGATGATCTGACTTCGATGCATTTTAGATATAATGGAACAGCAGATACACTGACATTAGTTAACGTATCAGGTGGTAATGCTACAGCAGCAAAAAGTGGCGCACCATATGGTGGAACATTAGTTATAGCAACAAGGCAGACACTTACTGTTACAGTTCTCAATGCTTCAACGAAAGCTGTTGTTGTTGGTGCGAGAGTGTATATAGAAGCAGATACTGGCGGTGACCTGACTGCTGGTACTGAAATAATGAACACAACAACCAATGGATCAGGTATAGCCACAGCTATATTTGACTATACAAATAGTCAACCAATTATTGGCAGAGTCAGAAAAGGATCAGCTTCAACATACTATAAGACAGCACCAATTCCTGGCCCACTAACGTCTGCACCGTTAAATGCAACAATTCTTGTGGTGGAAGATGAATAACACAAATATCAAGACTTGGGAAAGTAACGACAAGTTATATGCAGAGTGGTCTGATCGCGCTCTTGATGATGTTGATAGATATTTGCCTGGAAGTATCATTATTGGTGTTAATGTAAATTTAGCTGATTTTGAAGATAGTAGAAGAGCGCATAAAGCATTAACTGCACAATTGAATAAAGCATACGATTTATGGCTTGAGGAAACTAGAGGCTAATGGCTGTTCCATCTTTTGTAGGGAGCAATACGCAGGATAGTGCTGGAGCGTTATCATTAACGTTCACTGTACCTGCTGCTACTACAACTGATGATTTTATTCTTGTGTTTGTAAAGCAATGTGAGAATACTACACAACGGATTTGGGATGATGATGGTGGCAATGGAAATGGTTATACACGAATAGCATATAACCATACTACTGGGGGACGTGATCAAGAAACAGCTGTTTACTATAAATTTGCTACATCAGGATCTGAAGCTAATCCTACTTTCACTTGGGCAACCGGCATAACTACTGAGCCAATGTCTGGTGCCATGCTTGTGTATAGAGGTGTAGATACAGTTTCACCTTATACTGAGATTACATGGCAATGGGCACAAAATGATGCCAATCCTCCAAATCCTAATGTTAGAATTGATTACGCAAATACTAGAGTTGTTTGTTGTCATAATGCTACTCATGATGACATTTCAACAGTAGCAGCACCAACTGGATTTACATTAAGAACACAAGTTTGGAATGGAACAAGCAATGACCATCGTAACCATTTTACTGCTGATATTGAAAGAGACACAGTAGAAGATTACTCTCCACCAGACTGGCAGCATTCTGTTTTAAACACTACTCCAGAATATCAATGCTATTCTATTGGGTTAAATGAAGGTCAGCCAATTCATGTTACTGGCGGTACAATACTTAGCGGTTTTAATTGGGGTGATACAAATAAAACAGTTACAGGTGATGGCTTCGGAGCAACGCAGGGTGGCGGTAAAGTTGAAATATGGTCTGATACATCAGGAACAATAAAGACTACACAAACTATCGATAGTTGGTCAGATACAAGTATTCAATTTGATACGGTACAGGGTAGCTTATCTACTGATACTGTTGTTTATATAGTTGTAACAAACAATTCTAGTGAAGAGTCAGCGCCATCATCAGGAGAAGTAATAGTTGGTTTAATACCATATGATGATGCTTTGGCATCGCTAGATCCTGATCACAAGTGGACACTTCAAAATACAAATGCTGATAGCGGAAATGTTGGTGGTTCACCAACAGGTAATGCAGGAAGTACTGGTACACCAGTATTTGTAACTTCTGTTAAATTATGTGATGGTGATACACATTCACTTCAGTTAAATTCAATCACAGATCGTTCAGAATATGCGGATAGCACAGCAGTAAATATTGCTACAGCAACTGCTCGCACAATGGGTGGTTGGATTCAACTTAGTGGGATACAGCATTCTTTAAGTTGTATTTATGAAGAAGGAGGCGGAGTAAACAATATCGCATTTTATAGCGGTTTTGGTAACAAGCTAGTTGCATCGTTTGCCGATACTAGTAATGATAATGCTCAGGCTTTCTCAGATTTTGCACTTGCTGTAGATCGTCCATATCATATTATGTTTAGATTTGATTATGATGATACTACTCCAGAATTTAGACTTTATATTGATGGTATAAAACAAACATCTACCGATGGTAATCCATTAGCTGATTCTGATCTTGATAGCCATAGTGGTGATTGTGGCTTTGGCGATCCTGATGGTAACTTAGAAGTTGGTGGAACAGACGTAGCATTTGATGGTCAGAGTGAATGTTACTATTCTCGTTGGGCAACATGGCATAATTCAGGTTACGGCGCTTTGGCCGAAACGACGGAAATAAGAGATATTTGTTTCAGACGTGGCGCAGCTCCTAAAAATACGCTTAGTTCGGGTACTGAAGCAGCAATGCAAACAGCACTTGAAGCATTAGATGAGACAAGAACTGATTGGCCATTAAGTCTTCGAATTCCAGCAAAAACTAGTGGCGGCGATTTTGAACTTACATTAGAAGATTCTTCTGGCAATCCGTGGACTTTTGAAGATCGTATTACATCACATGTTGAGTTTCGTGGAAGTGATACATTAACTCTTGTACGACCAACTGGATGTAATTTGGATTCAGTAAAATGTTGGTCAGCAAATAGTGGAACAATCATTGTTGTAGATCGTGTTGATTTAACTATAACTGTTCTTGATATTGATACGAGTGCCGTTATAGTTGGGGCAAGAATTCGTCTTGAAGCTGGAGCTACTGGTCCAGAAACTGAAGGAGATGTTTTATTAGCTGGCATTACTAATGGATCAGGCATACTATCTGGGACATACCGATTTAGCTCTACGCAATCTGTAGTTGGTAGAGTAAGAAAAGGTAGTTCATCTACTTATTACAAAACAGCGGATATAGTTGATAGCATTACCAGTGCAGGGCTTGATATAACTGTATTTATGATTAAGGATGAATAATGCCTTTATCTCTTAATGAACCAACAAAACTTATTACAGTACCAAAAGACTATTTGACTCTTATAGCTGGAACTTTATATGAATTAGATACTGAGCAATTTCGTGTTGACATGAATGACATCATGGATAATGAAAGATATATTTGGATGGATGATTATGCAACAAGAAATGCTCCTGTTACAGTTGCTGGAACTACACTTGCTCAATCATTAGAAATAATCAATGGGTATAGTATAGAATTTGATGATACTTTGGGTGCATTTTCTGTTCGGTTAGTAGGTTCAAATAATAACCTATTTGATATACAAAATGGCATACTGGTTCAAAATCTTGTTCAAGTTATTCCAACAAATGCTGCTGGTTTAATAATCGTAACAAGTGGATCAGGAGTTACAGCACAAGATAAGACAGATATTATTAACGGAGTATGGAATCATACAACTGGTCAAACTGTCGCACTAGATGTTGAATTTATTAAAAATATAGAAGGCGGGAAATGGGAAATTATTAGTAATCAAATGATTTTCTATAAAGCAGATAATACAACAGAAGTAGCAAGATTTGATTTATTTGATCTTACAGGTACCCCGACTAACACAGATGCATATAAGCGTACAAGAGTATGATTGTTACAAGAGGATTTACTTCATCAATAATTACTAGAGGTTATGCTAGTGCGCTTAAAGATTACTGGAAAGATATAGTACGTTTTAGTTTAAACCTTATGCGTAAAATATCTTTTGAACTTGAACGTTAACTAAGAGGATTTTAAAATGGCCGTAGGCGCGTTTACCTTCACCGATCCGGGGATGCTCGCATTCCTACAAGGCACCATTGACATCGACACCGACACTATTGTGGCTGTCCTTGTCGATAATGCCCAAACCCCCAGCGTTACCGGTGACGATGTATATTCTGACATTTCTGGTAATGAGTGTTCAGACTCCGACTACACGGCTTCTTTCGCCGAAGGTCTGGTAATAGGCAGTCTGGCCTGGACATCACCTTCCAGCCGTAACTTCAAACTCGATGGCGCAGCCATGGACTTTGGTAACTCGGTCACCATTGCTGCACGCTATCTCTATGTTGTAAGGCGTGCGGGTGCTTCGCTTGTTGCTGGTGATCTAATCTTGGGTTACATGGATCTGGATGATGGCGGTAGTGCTAACGTCAGTTCTACTAACGGCGACTTTGACGTTGACTGGAATGCAGCTAACGGCCTGTTCACCCTCGCCCTGACTCCATAGTAGAAGTTTTGGATAATTAACATGCTGTCAAGGATGACAGTAACAATGTGCTGCTAAATAGCATTGGAGGAAGGATCATGGGTGATGTGGCGGATTCAATTCATAAAACAGCTGATGCCGTTGATGAATTAGAAAGGGTTTTTGGTGATGCTCTATTGCGCTTAGGCATGGGCGCGGCGCATATTGACATGATTGAAGAGCATTTGAGTGCGGTCAAGGCGCGTGTAACCGCGCTTGAAAATGCCCATTGTGCCAGAGCCAGAGCCAGAGCCGGAGCCAGATGACAGACCGCTGCCACCTAATTAGATTTAGTAAGGAGTAATCGATGGATTATCAAGCATTAAAGACCGAGCTGGATGGCAGTCATCCAGTAACCGGTACATATAATGTGGATTCCGCGTTAGCCGCAGGAGAGTTGAATGCAGTTAATGTGTCGTCTATAAAAGCAACCATGTCGGGTAAGGAGCTGATGGACCTAACTGATCCCACAGAGTATCTGGCGTTGACCGACTCAGAGAAGGCCCAATGGTTGGCCCTCACTGGGCACGATATTGTCAACACGGAAGTTGGCGGTATGGGTCAGGTTATTGGTACCGACATCTTCACCGCAGGCACAACTACCTCCAACATCGGTACGGCTCGACAGATCACCATCAGCAGAGCTGTAGATTTGGGTTTTGGTTTCGTCACTCCTGGTGATGTTGAATACGCGAGGACATTGTAATGGCATTAACAGCTGGTGACGCAATCGTCAAATGGGCAGGGTGGGTCACACTAGAGGCATCTGGAGCATCTACCTCTGCTGGAGCCTTTACGGCAGTAGCAGGGACTGAATGTACCTCAACCAATCATGAAGATGCACCATTGATTGAGCTTGGTATTGAGGCAGCATTTGGCGCAAACACCCCAACTGAAGGTAAGACTGTAGATGTCTACTGTAAGGTTAACACTGTAACTGGCGTATCTACAGAAGACGGTAATGTGCCAACCACCACTCATAAGAGTAAGTATCTTGGGTCTGGTAAATTGAAAGCCTCTGCTGGTACACAATACTTGCATATTGGCCCTATCGCATTACCCGCAAAAGAGTTTAACTTGTATCTCTTTAATGGTGATGATAACGATGCCATGACTTGGCAGTTGTATATGAACCCACGTTCTGCTGCTGCTAAAGCATAATGTCTAGGTTGTGGTTGCCTCACGGTGACGCTACATCTTCTGCTTTGCGGGAGCCATCGCGCCTATCCGGGGGGAAGCCAGAGGGTCTGGCCGTACGGCTAAATCAAAGTAACAAGTTTGCCCAAGGACTTGTTGGTTGCTACATGTTCGGCAGCTATGTGAATTTGGCGGACCCCACTAACTCATTAACTGAACCAGCTGGATGGTACGGTGGTGAGTTCTTTGTTGATGAATATGGAACATCGGTTGATTACGGGGAAGACGGTAAAGCACTAACTGGGATATCGCCAATAGCAGGGTTTTGTGCTTTTGCCATCGTCAAAGTGCCTATTGCTAATGACTTTCGACACGAATGCTTGGGGGTATACGACAACACATCACACTATTTCAGCCTTGGTTACCATCATAGTCTTGGGACGAAATACATAAAGCTGAGGTATGGGGCAGTATCAAAAGAGGTAGTCAGTCCTGCTTCTGTTGGTGATAGAACCTCAATTGCTGTAATGCATACTAGTGACGGAGCCACTGGTCAGCTTTATGAAAATGGCGCACCAGCTGGCACCACGTTTAGTGTAGAAAGCATAGATTCGGGCGAATTAGCCATAGGTGGGTTGTATAATTCTTCTACTTCGGGCACATCAGAGTATTTCAACAGCAACATCTACTATGTACTACTTTGGCAACGTGGGGCTTTAGCCAGGTTCTCGGAAGCTGAGATGTTGGACTTGCACAACGACCCCTACCAGATGCTTACTTATGCTGGAGCAGAAAACCAGTCATTGCTGTTGCCCACATCGCAGTCGGGAGGAGCTTACGAGATAATACTTCCAGGCAATGATCCGATAGCAAGGGCGTTACGTGGCGGATAAGAAGCCCACAGCCTCATTTGAAATTGATTGGTCACATCCGCTGACTGATGGGCTGTGCTACGCACTTCACTTTCCAAACAAGATAGATACAACTGGGTATTTCTCCCCACCCACTGGTGATGGAACGCTCGTTGTCGAAGAAGGTGAAGAAGCATATGCATTCTCCCCTCCGAGCGCGGCGGGGCTGGAGTATTCTAACCACGATGTTATGACTCGCCCATCGAGCGAGATAACTGTCATCGTTAAGGCCCGTCACGGCTCAACAGGCGGGGACACTTATGCAGCATTTCTGCATAAGAACAAAACTAGTGGGTATGTTTCTTACGCTATAAATCAGCTAAGTCCTACAGATAGATCATCGAGGTTCAACATCTCGACATCTACAGGGACAAACCAAACTACGTCAGCCGTAACTATGACGGCGAACACCTACTACTACTTTGTAGGTAGGTGGATTTCTAACTCTTTATTCAGAATAGATACTTACGATGTAGAAGGTAAGTTTGTAAGTTCTAATACCGGGACCGTACCAACAGGAACGCTGGTTTACGATACTGACCCACTCACTATTGGTGTTAACGAAGGTACAGACCAAACAGATGGCGCAGTAAAGAGTGCCGTTGTTTGGGATCGTTCACTAACTGATGACGAAGTTGAAAGATACGTACAGAACGAATATCAGATAATCAGACCATCAGACAATAGTCCTGTCTTTCTTGGTGAGCTTGAGATAAACCCAGACTTTTCTGGTGTAGGCACAAATGGTACAGCCACAGGTACAGGCCGAGCTGGCACGACTACTGCCAATCCTCCTACATTCTCTGGTACCTTTTTTTATACCCCGCATCAAGATGTGTTCACTATTACGCAACGTGAACCATTACTCCTTAATGCTCACGCTAAGCCTATAGGTGCTGTTGAGGTAGATTGGTCACACTCAATTACCAATGGTTTGAGAGTTTGCTGGATAGGCGGCGAAGTCAATCTCGTCAATGGCGAAGGACCTGTAGTGGATACCGCCAGTCGGATTGTCGATGGCGATTACGGCATTTGCGCCGATTACGGATCAACCCCTAATGAAGCTAATTCTTTATCATTTAGCACAGGGGGAGCAATAAATCTGTATGGAGGTGCCACGGTTGTCTCCAAGATGACCAACATGGTATTCACAAACAATGTGGTTTACTCCTGCGGAATATGTTCCGCAACGACAGGGCAGGTAGATTCACTAGGCATATTTGGATATTGGAATAATGATGATAAGGCGAATATAGGTGGCAGCGGTTGGGCAGGGTGGAACGTAACCGCCGCTGAATACGCTTTGAATGATTTACTCGTTCTTGTCTGGTCAGAAGGTGCGAGCGGAATCAAGGCAGATATTGGTGGCACAGCAGGCAGTTGTGCTACTGCCTACCACTCTGCAGGAGGCGATTTAGCCTACTACGGTAATGTAGTAGCAGAGGATGAACATGCGTCTGGCAAACAAGTACTCTTTTATGCTTGGGACCGTAATTTATCAGATAGTGAACGCGAAGCATTAAAAGAAAACGAATACTTCTTCTTGCGTCCTGCCCAAAATGATGAATACATAAATTCGATAGCAGAAGCAGTTACTGATTTTACTGGTACTGGTACCAATGGAACTGGGGCAGGTACTGGCCGCGCAGGAACTATCTCTACCGATTTCAAAGGGACAGGAACTCAAGAAGTCGGAGCAGGCACAGGACGGGCAGGAACGCTAAGTGTAACAACACTTATTGATTTCACAGGTACAGGTGACGAGGAAGTAGGCGCTGGCGTTGGGTACGCAGGGCAGAAGGTTCTTGGCTTCTTCGATACAGGGGCACAAGAAGTCGGTGCAGGTACTGGCCGCGTTGGCCAGCTCACCACTACTACCCTTATAGACTTCACGGGGATAGGTGACGATGAAACTGGAGCGGGCACTGGCCAAACTGGTCAGATAGCTGCAGACTATATTGGCACTGGCGCACAGGACGTTGGTGTCGGTACAGGTAATGCCGGTACTCAAGCAATTGATTTTGAGGGTGAAGCTGCTAATGAAGTAGGGTCAGGTATTGGATATGCCGGGTCCACAATACGTGACCAGTTCCTACAAGGTACACAAGGATCAGGTACAGGTACCGGATATGGCGGAGCAGTATCCTTTGACGTTACCCCAAACAGCGGATCGGCAGGGAGCGGCACAGGCACAGGCCACGTAGGCCAGATCATTCTCGACTTTATTGATGAGGGTGATGAAGATGTTGGAGCAGGGACCGGATACGCAGGAACCCTGACCCTAGGTACTGGCTTCTCTGGTGTTGGTGCTACAGGCACGGCAGCAGGAACTGGACGCACCGGCACTGTCCTTGCTGATTTCATAGACGAGGGTGATGAGGATGTAGGGTCAGGAACCGGTTACGGTGGTACGCTGACTAGAGCATTTATAGGTGAAGGCTCATATGAGGATGGTGGGGGAGTTGGATACATAGGCACAATTGTTGCCGACTATATTGTGTCTGGAGTTAATAGCACTGGTTCTGGCGTAGGTTATGTCGGGTCTAATGCTATTGATTTCATTGGTACAGCAACTAATGGAATAGCTGCTGGTGCTGGCCAAAATGGATCATCAATAAGAGATCAGATATTACAAGGATCGCAAGGCACAGGAAGTGGTACTGGATGGGGAGGTTCAACATCTTTTGATGTAAAGCCTAATGGTGGCTTGGCTGGAATTGGTTCTGGCATAGGTCATGCTGGAATTATATCTGCTGATTTTGTTGGTGATGGCAACGAAGAGGTTGCGACTGGCACAGGCCAAATTGGTATATTCTCTGTTAATATTGATTATACAGGGATTAATGAAGTTGGTAATGGCACAGGTCAAGATGGAAGTATTATCGCTGACTTTATTGGTTTATCAACTAATGAAGTTGGCACAGGTACTGGATATACTGGTACAGCGGCACATGATCTATTAGGTGAAGGATCAGAAGAGGTAGGTTCAGGCACAGGAAGAGCTGGTTCTATTGTTCTTGATTTTAAAGGAACTGGTCAGCAAGAGGTTGGAGCAGGAACAGGATTTGTAGGAACAATAACAACTTCAGACTCAGTATCTTTTGTAGATTCTGGTGATGAAGAAGTTGGAACTGGAACTGGTCGAGCAGGAACATTACTTGCTGATTATAATGGAGGAAATGGAAGTCAAGATGTTGGTTCTGGTACTGGTAGAGCAGGACAACTATCATTAGGCTTTACTGGCGAAAGTGATCAAGAAGTAGGTTCAGGAATTGGTCATGCTGGATCACTAGATAAAGGCTTAGTACTTGTAGGCCAAAATGAAGTTGGTAATGGTACAGGTTGGGGTGGATCTGTATCATTTGATGTCTCGCCAAATAGTGGTTCAGCTGGAATTGGTAATGGCACAGGCTATGCTGGCCAAATTGTATTAGATTTTATTGACGTAGGCCAGAATGAAACAGCAACAGGTACTGGGCATGTAGGAACTTTAACAACTTCTGATACAATTCCATTTATTGGTATTGGTGATGAAGAAGTTGGATCAGGCACAAGCTACGCTGGATCAATTGTTAATGGTCATGTCCTTACTGGTGAGGAAGAAGTTGGAGCTGGTCAAGGACAAAGTGGTACTGGTATATTTGGAAGTGTTATTTCCTTTACTGGTACAGGACTAAATAGTACAGCTTCTGGTTCTACTCACACTGGAATTATAGCTTTAGGTGTAAGTCCAAAAGGACAAGAAGAAACAGGCGATGGGCAAGGGCAAGATGGTACCGATCTAAGAGATCAATTCTTAGTAGGACAGAATGAAGTAGGTTCAGGTCAAGGTTATAGTGGTATACTTGGTCTTGATTTTATTGATGAAGGCCAAGCAGGTACAGCAGCAGGAACAACTTATGCTGGCCAAATTATTGCTGACTTTATTGGTACAGGCGATAATGAAGAAGGTGAAGGCTTAGGCCATGGATATAATTATATAAATAATGAGATAGTTCATTTTGATCTATCTATTGAGAAGAAAATAGAATTCAAGCTTAGCTTAGTGCAAACTGTTAAATATGACCTAAGTATTGAATCGAAGAAAGAATTTAAATTAAGCACTATGCGCAAAAAGACATTAGCGCTAAGTATCCAGAGAATATTTAACAGTAACGTGGAGATGTGACGATGGCCGCATGTGGTGCTGAAATTCATTTAGGTGACATTGGTACAATCTTTGAGATTGAATTTACTGATTGTGATACAACAGTTGATCCTGTTGTAACAACTCCAGTAGATCTTACTGGTGCAACAGTTCTAGAATTTAAGTTTTTAAAACCCAGTGGAACACTTGTAACTAAAACAGCCGTTGTATTTGGCGCAGCTACAGATGGTGTAGCACGCTATACAACTGTATTAGATGATCTTGACGAGCTAGGTAATTGGAAAGTTCAGGGCTATGTCGAATTGCCAACTGGTAAGTGGCATAGTGACACAGATAAATTTAAAGTTCATGCAAATTTGTTAGGAGCATAAAATGGCGATTAGTTTAGGCGTTACCGAGAGCTACGCCACAATAGCAGAAGCAGATGCTTATTTAGAAAATAATACAGCATGGCAAGATGCTACAGATGAGGTTAAAGCTGATGGTTTGTTAGCAGGACGCTATTATATTGATATAACCTTTAGCTGTGACTTATCTGATGTAGATGTAATTCCTGACGAATTAAAATATGCTAACTCATTATTAGCTTCGGATTATGTCGCAGATAATACTGTTTTTGATTCTGGTGTAAAAATTCAAGAGCAAGAAGTGGAAGCAGAAGGGATAAGGAGTAAAAAGGTATTTTCTACGCCTAAAAGTAATAAACCTAAATCGCTTAATACTGTAAAAGGTATACTTAAAAACCTTTGTCCTTTTAGCGGCGGTATCGTTCAACTTATAAGAGCATGACATGGGCTTACGAGACGATTTACAAACAGATTTAGCAGAAGCATTTGATACTGATTTAGCAGATGCTGTAACTTCATTTACCTATAGGATTGTTGATCGTACAATCGACACTAATACAAATACAACAAGCGAAACAAGTACAGACTATTCTACTAGAGGTGTTATTGGACGATTTAAAAAAGAACTATTTAGAGACTCTAATGTACTCCCAACAGATTCAAAAATCACAATCTTGCAACATGAATTAGCTGTCATACCTATTATGGAAGCATTCATTGTAACTTCTGACATAACCTATACAATAATTAAAGTCAGGCAAGATCCAGCACATGCAGCATGGACATTACAATGCCGAAGTTAAATGCTAAAACATTTGGTGATGTTGGCAATTATGTAGGTAAAATTGTTAATGTTAAAACTAGACAGTTCATGCTTGATGTATGGACAGAATTAGTTAACACAACTCCAGTTAAAACTGGTAAAGCAAGATATAGTTGGAAAATATCAGCAGGTAGTCCTTTTACTAAAGAAATTCCCGACGGTACTTATGGCTATCCTCCTTTACCTAATTTAGATAGATATATAAGAAACTGGACAAAATGGTATATAGCCAATACTGCTCCTTATATCTTAGAATTAGATGGGGGCTCATCTAAACAAGCTCCTTCTGGTTTTATTAAACTTTCAATTGATAAAGTGATTATTCGCTATGCCTAATTGGACAGAAATAAATAACTCATTCAGTCAGCGTATGGCTACATGGACTGAGACAGATATTGCTTGGGATAATGATGATTATGTCCCGACTAGAGGAATAGAATGGATTAGATGTACCTTAATACCTTCAACTACTACTAATAGTAACTTAGGTAAATCTAAAATACATTACGGTATTTTCTGGATACAAGTTTTTACACCAGAACTTACTGGAACAGGCCGCGCTTACGAACTAGCTGAAATGTTGGACGCAATGTTCAGTAATACGCAATTTGATGACATTGTATGTTATGCCTCTGATGTTCAGAGAACAGGTGACGAAGGTCACGGTTGGTTTCAACTAAACGTACGTACTAATTATTGGTCTCATGAGAGGAATTAAGAATGGCAATCCCATCAACTAACTATGTAGACTTCGCATATATTGCTGAAGTCACAAGGGGTACAACACCTGCTACCCCGACTTTTCAACGGCTTCCGATTACCAGTGTAGGTTTGGGTGATCAAATCGATACTGCTGTATCTGAAGTTATCCGCTCAGATCGTCAAACTGATGATCTTGTAGTAGTCAACTCAACTGTAGGAGGTGATTGCGCATATGAATTGAGTTATGCCCCTTACAAACCTCTGTTAACATCTTTATTACAAGGCACAGCCGCGGTTACTGTCGCTGTCAGCGCCGCTACAGATATTGCTGCTGTTAATGCAACTAGTGAGTATACATCGTCTACAACAAACTTTGTTACTGAAGGTATTGTCGTAGGCAACTTTGTGCGCATTTCTGGTTTCTCTGATCCAGCTAATAACGGTGTCTTCCGTGTGGTAACAGTTGGAGCCAGTTCTTTAATTGTTGATGCAACTTTAGTAGACGAAAGTGCAACGCCAGCAATTGATATCGACGCAGTAACTATCAGAAACGGCGCAGAAGTACCTGAGGCTTATAGTTTCCGTAAGCAAATGAATGCGCCTGGTGGAACAGTTGCTTTATTCTACTATCGTGGTTGCATGATTAATACAATGTCATTTAATTTTGAGACAGGCTCAATTCTTAATGGCGATATGAATGTTGTAGGTATGACATCTGAAGGTACTGCCACCGCTATTTCTGGTGAAAGTGTCGACGCAGTTCCTGCTTACGATATTATGAATTCTGTTAGTTCCATTACTAGTATTGATATTACAGGTTTGCCAGCTGGCGTTGAGTTTAAAACTCTTAACTTAGCCATTGACAATCAAATTAACCAAGCAGAAGCAATTGGTACATTAGGTGCTGTTGATCTAGTACCGTTTAGTTTACAAATTACAGGCGATATTGAACTGTACTTTGAAGATACAACTGTTTATAATTTATATAAGCAGGCTACAGACTTCAGTGTGGCATTCACATTGGAAGATGCATCAGGCAATCAGATTGTTATGTATATGCCTAAATGTAAATTTGAAGAACTATCAGAACCAGTAGATGGTAAAGATAACTTCCTCATGGAAAGTGGTTCCTTACGAGCATTACGCGATGCTACAACTGACACAATGATTCAGTTCACATTTATTGATGCTTAATTAGTTAAATTCGGACGCAATGGCTATGCACTCAATTCATCCTCCCAGATCCGACTGTGAGTTGTGAGGCCATCCAATAATTGGAGAGAAAATAAAATGTTAAAGATTACACCCGTGGGCGATAAGGCAGAATTAGGCGCTAAAGTTATATATCGCGGAGTAGAACTGTTAGTTGCACGCATGAATAATAGTAAGTATAAGTATGTATTTCGACAGTTAATTAAGCCTTATCAAAAAGAAGTTGAAAATAATACTTTAGACGATGATACTAGCGATCGTCTTCTTTGTGAAGCATTAGCTGAAGGAATTTTACTAGGTTGGAATAAAGATACATTTCCGGGCAACGTAGCATATACGAAAGAGAACGCAGTTGAGTTATTACTAAATGATTCTGACTGCCGTGATTTTATTACTGATTTTGCAAATGATATTAATAACTACCTTGAAGAAGATGAGGAACAAATCACAAAGGAGTAATACGGCTGCTTGAATGGAACTTAGAATATGGTAAGGATATCAAATTCTATAAAAGTCGCCAGGAGAGAGGTTTATCCTCTCCCCTGGATGACTTGAGTCCAGCGAGGGATGAGATTGTAGTTTGGTTTCTAAATACATTTAGAATGCTAGAATCGTCGAGACAGCCCCAAGGCATGATCCCTGTATCAGAGATGTTGATCTTCTCTGATTATTTTGATCTTATGTGTGCATTAGATCAATTTGTTAGAATCATCGTAGCGATGGATGAGGCTATGTTGAAGTATCAATCAAAGCTTAGGAAAAAACATGACAGATCAAATCAAAGTAAGCGTAGAAATCGATAAGCTTAGAGCTGAACAAGGTTTACGTGATCTAAGTCGACAACTAACTACAGTCGATACTGTTATGACCCAGATGCGTAAGTCTGGGATAGACTGGGCAACTGACTTTAAATCTTCCTCTGAGAAGCTTAGAGAGAATATTGAGAAAGTTGGTTTAGGCTTTGCGCATGTTACTAGCATGTCGAGTAAAGGAGGTAAAACTCTTAAAAATGATATTAAAGCTCTTACTTCTGAAGTTAATAAATTACAGACTTCCTTACTTAAAACAAGTAGTGGCTTAGACTTTTCTTCAAAAGGCCTTAAAACAAGTTTTGTTCCAAAAGGTGATTTTGAAAAGACAAGAGCTGATTACTATAGTAAGATTCAAAAACAATATCAAAAAGAACAAGAAGCTTTAAGACGACATAGTGCTTCTCTCGAAAGTATACGAAAACAAAATCTGGCCAAGCAACAGACACAGCTACAAAATAGACATAGAGCTCGTGAAGAATTCGCACGTGCGGAAAGAGAGTCACTAAAAAGACAAGAGCAAGTTCAACAGAATTTCTGGACCAAATTAAATAGTTCAGTTCAAGCACAAGATTCGCTCAACAAATTAAAAAGTATACAGCAGCTGTACAAGAATTTACAACGAACTAGTGCCGCATCTCTTTCTTCTACTGCTTCTTTAGGCGGGAGCAAAGCTGTATCCGCGGCGATGAAAGAACAAGCCGCAGCTACTAAAAGGGCAGAACTAGCCAGAAAGAATAAAACTAAAGTAGATCAGGAAGCTTTGCGTACTGGTGTTAAGTTAGCAGACAGTAGTAAACGGTTAGGTATAGCCGCACTAAATCAAGCCGGTCAAGTTAATAAATTAGGCGCAGCATGGCGATTAGCTAAACAGAACATGAAAGAAGGTGTTTCTGTTGCTAACCTATTTCAAGCAGCAGCAAGAGGACTAACAGGTGTTATTGGTGGGCTAGTTTCAACTTTTGTTCAATTCTTAAAACATACACCTCAATTAGCAAGTGATATGTTAGGTTTTAGAAATGCCTTACAACTTGTAACAGGATCACAAGGTGAAGCGGCAAAACTATTAAATACATCAATTGACATTGCGGTTAGATTAAAACTGTCAATAGCAGCTGTTACTAAAGAATATTCTAAGTTTACTAACTCTGCGACAATAGCTGGACTGTCAGTACAAAAAGCAACACATACATTTGAGAGCTTTGCTATTGCTGCTCGTGTTCTTAATTTAAATCAGCAACGTACTTCAGGTATGTTCCTTGCTTTAGAGCAGATGATATCCAAAGGTCGAGTGTCGATGGAAGAACTCCGTAGACAGCTTGGTGAGCATATTCCTGGTGCTTTGAACTTAGCAGCTCAAGCAATGGGCTATGGTAAAGATGAATTAGGTAAGTTTATAAAAGAAGTTTCTAATGGTAATGTTGTTTCAATTGAGTTAGTAGAAAATTTAGGTAAGTTATTACGAGAGCGTACTATCGGTTTATTACCGACTGCATTAAAGAAGTTTAGTGCTTCATTAGAAAACTTTACTAATGCTTGGACACAACTTGGTATGAAGATAGGCCATGTTGTAGGTAATGTATTAGGTAAAGGTTTAGACATGGTAGCTGAATGGGTAAGAGCCTTTGCCGAATGGTTGCCCGCCACAGATTTGCTAGGCACAGAAATAGAGAAATTAAGCTCAAGTTTAGAAGGAGTAACTTCAACAGCAACAATGGTCAGTGACACTTTTCAATCTGTCACTGATTCTACAACAGCAATAGCAGATGCGTCTACATCTGCTTCTGATGGCCTAAATAAATTAAAAGAAAGTTTTGATTTTGCTAATGTGGCTGGCATGGCTATGCTTGGTACAATAGGAACAGCGGGACTTGGTGGTGCATTTGCAGCTTTAGGCAAGGCATTTCAATGGGTTAAAAAAGGATTGAAAAGCTTTGCTGCTCCGTTTATTACTTTAGGCGACAAGTTAAAACCATTAGTAGGTTTGTTAGGCGCAGGTGGCTTAATGAAAGCAATAAATATGCTGAAAAAAGGATTTAAAGCACTAGCTTTCCGAGTTGACTATTTATTGATGCGCTTAATTGTATTAGCAGCACTGAATCCTTGGACAGCCGCAATTGCTGCTATAACCGCAGCAGCAACCGCAATTTATGTTTATAATGATGGTACGGAAGAAGCAACGAGACTTAATGCTGAAATAAATAAGACATTTAAAGAAGCTTCAGAAAGAGCAGATGCTTTTAATACAAGATTAGAAGAAGTTATTACTACAATGGCTGATATAGGCCAAACAGAAATTGCCACTAAAGCAGCAGATGTTAAAGTTCAAAATGATAAGCTTATTGAACGTAAAGCAATATTAAAAGAGAGTGCTGATTATATGGCTGATCAGTATACTGTCTGGGATGAAATAAATGGAATAGCTGGGCACGTTACACCCCATGCGAGAAAGTTAAATAGAGAATTACATGAAATTAATGTTGCATTAGAACAAACTTCATTAAGCACAGATGACTTAATAGGTCAAGTACATGAAGTAGACGCGGCAGCGGCTTTAGCAAGACAACAATTTGAATTAATAGAAAAAATTGTTCAAGATTTAGTCGATAAGGCTAAACTAACCGAATTGAACATTAAACTTAACACAATAGGCATGAATGATGTCGAGCGAGATATCAAATTAATATCACATAAATTTGAAGTTCTACGCAATAAAAATTTCTTGGAGTTGGGCGTAGCATCAGCAGAGCCTAATAATATATTAAATGAACAAGAAAAATTAGAAAAACAAATTATAAGACGTACAGCAAGCAATAAAGCTTATGTTTCTTCTTTAAAAGCTTTTGATACTGGTCATAGTTCTGCTGCTAAATCTATTGCGAGTACTATCCTTAAGTTAGAGCAGCAAGCCCAAGCTTTCGGTAAAACTGGTTTAGCTTTAGATACATTAAATACTCAATTTAAAATTCAAGCTTTAGAACAAAAGGCAGTAGAGTTAGAAACTAAAGCTGTAACACAAGCCCAACGCAATCAAGTCGCAGCAATGCGCGAACAGATTCAAACTGTTGCTGCTTTATCTCAAAATATGAATTTGCTTAAAGATCAAGAGCGGTTAAGAGTAGCAGCTGTTGAAGCAGGACGTGAAGCAACAGAAAAGAAAAAAGCTTTAATGCAAGAAGGACATAAACTTTTATCTACGACTATTTCATTAGAGCAAAAGTTTCGTTTAAGACTAGAAGAAGTAGTACCAGCACTAGAAGCGGTTGGTGCTTCAAATGCACAAATTAAAGAAGTTATGAAACATGAGTGGCGACAGATTGTAGACAATGCAGATAATGGCTTAAAATCAATGGAAGCTTTATCTGAAGAGTTTGCAAAAGGAATGCAAGATAACTTTTCTAATTTCTTCTTTGAAGTCATGGAAGGTAACTTTGATAATTTAGCAGATAGTTTTGTGTCTATGCTGAATAGAATGGTAGCAGAAGCTATTGCTACTAATCTTACTAAATATATTATGGGTCCTGGAGGTGGGGGTGGCTTAATTGATTCTTTCCTTGGCTCAGGATTTGGTTCTGCCTTATTTGGTGCTGCACCTGCTATGCCTGCTATTGGTGGCTTAGCAAGTAGTGGCTTAGGTGGTCCAGGTACAATGGCGATGGGTGGAGGTTTTGTAAATTTACCAGGTTTAGCTTATGGTGGTAATTTTGATGTTGGTGGCACAGGCGGTACAGATTCCCAAATAGTTGCATTTAGAGCAACACCGGGAGAAAATATTAATGTAACACCACCTACAAAGAAAGGAACCTTTACGCCAAATATAGAAAGTGGAGGAACTACAATTGTTAATTTTAATGTAACAACACCTAACGCAGATAGTTTTAATGCGTCAAGGGGACAAATGGAAGTGCAGCTTAGATCAATGGTTCAAAGGGCTGGGAGAAATATGTAATGGCCGTTCCTTTTATAGATGCAGCAATTTTTCCTACAGATATATCAAATGGTAGTGTAGGCGGACCAATGTTTATGACTTTTGTACAAGGCATACAAAGTGGTCACGAACAACGTATACCTGGATGGCCTTATGCCAGACATTTCTATGAAGTACAATATGGTGTTAAAACTCCAGCATTAGGCTATATTGTAATTAAGTTTTTTCATAGTATGTTAGGTAAAACATTTGGTTTTAAATACCTAGATCCTATGGATCATAAATCTTGCGATATTACTGATACAATATCAGCAACTGATCAAACTTTAATTGCGTCAGCTGTTGGCGGCGAAACGTCAGTTCCTTTAATTAAAGCTTATGATACCGCAGGTCAAATAACATATAGACCTATAACTAAACCAATAAATGGTACTGTTATAGTTGAAATTAATAGTGTGCCACAAACAGAAGGTGTTGGCTTTACTATGAATTATATTACTGGAGTCATGTCTTTTAGTGCCCTTACTGCTACAGATACAGTAACCGCTGGTTTTCACTTTCATGTTCCTTGTCGTTTTGATATTGATAGATTACCAATGAGTTTACAAGGACCATTAATAAGTAATACACGAATTCCTGTTATTGAGATAAGAGTATGAGCAAAACAATAAGTGCAAATTTAAAAGCAGAAATTGAAAGCGGCGTACCGTTTATAGCTACTTGTTGGAAGATAATAAGAGTTGATGGAACTATTTTTGGTTTTACTGATTGGCCTGTTGGCTTTGATTATTCTGGCACAACATATAAAGCAGCAGGTGGTTATGAAAGAACAGCTATAGACCAGAAAGAAGGTTTAGCAGTTGATAACATGGACATCATTGGTATTATGGAAGATTCTTCTATTACAGAAGATGACTTATTATCTGATAAATTTAGAAATGCTAAAGTCTGGATATTCCTTGTATCTCCACCAAATTTAGCTTGGGGAGATATGAAATTAGACTATGGCACAATAGGCGAAATTACTGTTTTAGAAGCAACATTTGTAGCCGAGTTTAGATCGCTAACAGTTAAGCTAAGTCAAAAATATGGTAGTAAGCATTCACGCTATTGTCGTTATATTTTAGGCGATGAAAATTGTGGTGTTATACTTGAGCCAGATGTTTGGTTAGCCAGTACGGTCTACGCAGAAGGGGATATAGTTTCTCCAACGACCGCTGATGACAACAGATATATTTGTACTACCGCAGGAACTTCAAACGACACAGAAGGCGAACCCACCTGGAATACTACACCTGGTGGTACAACCACTGAAACAGATGGCGTCGCATGGAAAACATATGCAGCTTATACAAAATATGGTGATGTGACTAGTATAACTTCTTCTTACATTTTTACAGACACAACTTTTACGGAAGCTAATTCTTGGTATAAGTTTGGTGTTTTGGAATGGTTAACTGGTCCAAATATAGGGCAAAAATTAGATATAAAAGATTCGACGAATGCTGGCGTTTTTACTACTAAACAACAATCAATTAAAACAATAGAAGTAGGCAACACTTTTAAAGTTAGTCTTGGCTGTAATCATATATTGAAGATGCCTTCGGATACTAAGGGCTCAGCTTATACAGGAGATTGTAGAGCTAAAATTAGTCCCGAAACAAATGGAAACGCAAAAAATTATGGCGGAGAACCAGAACTGCCTAATTTAGATAGAATAGCAGCACCAGCGAGCACAGTTAAATGAAAGAAATAAAAAGATATGAAGTTATCGCAGCGGCGCAATCATTACTTGGTACTCCTTGGGAACATCAAGGTAGAAATTTATTCGGTTGCGATTGCGCTGGATATGTTTATTTAACAGGCAAAAAATTAAAATGTGATACAACTGGCGTTGATTCAATAGTAAGATATGGAAGAGACCCTGATAAAACAATGGAAACTATTCTTAATGCAAACTTAGTCAAAAAAGATAGAAATCAAAGATTGCCTGGAACTATATTGTTCTTTGGCTTTGGTAAGCATGGACAGCATATGGGCATAATTACAAAACGACTTAATACTTTTTATCATGGGTATGAAGACGAAGGACAAGTTGTTGAAACTAGATTAGATAAGCGTTGGTTAAATCGTATTCGTGGAGTTTATGATTTCAAAGGAGTAGTTGACTAATGGCCACATTAGCAATAGCAGCAGCCGGTGCAGGTATTGGTGGAATAGCCTTTGGAACCAGTGCCGCTTTTATGGGTATCTCCGCCGTTCAATGGGGCTGGATGGTAGGCAGCGTTGTAGGCAGTTTATTCTTTGGCCCAGAAGGGACTGATACAAAAGGTCCAAGACTAACGGATTCTACTTTTACAGGAGAAGTAGAAGGCGCAGACATGGCCATCCTTTGGGGTGGTAATCGATTAACTGCTAAACCTATTTGGATTAAAAATCCTCCAGAAGAAATTGCTGATAAACAAAAGACTGGTGGTAAAGGTGGATCAAGTAGTTCTCATACAACTTATACTTATCTTCAAGATTTAGCAGTATGCTTTGGTGAGTTTATTTGTGAAAATCCACCAAGACGTATATGGATGAATCAAGAATTAGTTTATGACGCGTCTGGTTCTAATACTAACTTAAATATTGGTATTTCATTTTCTTGGTATCCAGGTAATACGGATGAAATTGATTCTCTTATTGAACAAGATGTAGGACTCTACAATTGCCCTTCTTTTAAAGGGCGATGTGTAATGGTTATTGATAAATTAAATCTAACAGAAAGATTTGGCAATAGAATTCCAGTTATAGAAGCAGAATTACAAACTACAGGTACCGCGTCTAGCGACCTAGATACTTGGAATATGGGCGACTCGGGCTTAGCAAATCAATTTAATAATATGACTCCAGCGATTCGTCATCCTACTGATGATACTTTTATAAGTGGAGCAAGTGTTAATAGTACATATTATACCAGCTTTCTATTTTATACTGATATGTCAGCTCAGTATACTGCTCCGCTTTGGAGTGGTGCTTCTCGTGATGTTGTATCTATTGTTTGGTGGTCAAATCCTTTAACTTATACCAATCTAATTCCGGAGCATTTCATTTATGCAGCAAGACATACAACAAATGCTGTAACTACTTTATATAAAATAGAATATCCATCAGGCAAACTAGTTCAGACAGGTAGTTTTTCTGGCCCATATGAAGGTTGTGCATTAGCTGATGAATCACTTTTACATTACTTAGGCTCTAGTAGAACTACTGGAGTAAATATTTATTTTATTAATAAAAATTCTCTAACTCCTGAATCAACTCACAGTGTTGATACTTTAACTGGAGATACTGGATGGCTTGGGGCGACTGTTGTTCTTAGAGCTACTCTCCTTGATTATCTCGTTCCAACTTGGGGCTCCGTATGCCGAAGAACTTCTTTAGTGGCAGATGAATATCTTGTTATAACTTATGATTTAATCAGTACAGCCGTAATAATAAAACATACAGGCCCAGGTACGCAGTTGGTAGTAGGTACATCTGTATCTGCGGTTGATATTCTTATTGGCGATGTAAACGCTCCTGGTGTATTTATAGAAGATACAAATGAAATATGGTTAACTTACCAAAATAACGACTCAATTAAAACAGAATTAGATGTAGGTATATTGGCTATTGATGCAGATGATGGAAGTCTAAACTATAGTTTTGATTTTGTTTTAGACGGACCTCTTACTACAGGAACAAGTTGGCCAACAGGATCAGGAAAACCTGAACTAAGTTTTGAAAAAACACAAAGAAGAATATGGTTCTACATGAGCAATAATGATGTTGGAAGTATACATGTAGATACTAGAAATATACAATGGTATCCTGGTCTATCTCCTGGCCAAGCACCAATAATGTCTTATCCAAATAGAAACTCTGTTTGGGGAAGATCAATAGATACTTTTGACTATGTGATAAAGGAAAGAAAATTAAGTTTAATTGGTGTTGGCAACATAGCAATATCTGAAATTGTTTCTGATATTTGCGAGATATGTGATATACCATCTTCTGAATATGACGTATCTACACTTACTAGTAAATATGTAGGCAGTTTTGTTCATGGTTCACGCCATAGTGGTAGATCAGATATTGAAATACTTTTAGGCATTGCTTTAGGCGATGGAGTTCATTCAGATAACAAACTTAAATTTCCTCTTCGTGGTGGAGCTGTCACAAAAACAATTCCAGAAGATGATTTAGGCGCACAAGAATTACATGGGGATGTTAAGCCGGCAGAAATTGTTGATATAACTATACCAATGGATATAGAAATTCCAAAAGTATATGAAATACAATATCAGTCTAGTGATAATGTTTATAGTAAAAGTATTGCTCAATCATATTTAGCTACTGGTGAAAATATATCAAAACATACTTCTCAGCTACCCGTAGCTCTAACTGACCAACAAGCATTTGACTTAGCTGATCAATACCATCAGCAAATGCTTAATGTTAAAACTTTTAAGTTTTCTCTACCTATTAAATATGGTTATCTTGAGCCTACAGATATTTTAGAAATACCAAAGGGTGGTGTTAACTATAGAGTGAGACTCACAGCTATTACAAAAGGATCTAATTGGATTTTAAGCTGTGAAGGAATATTAGACTATTCCGAATCTTATGTTGCAACCGCAGTTGCTCCGGGTGTTGATGCTTTTATTGGAACATTAGCATTAAATATTCAACCAAATATACTTATATTAGATGGACCATTGTTACGTGATATTGATAATGATCATCCTGGCCCTTACTTAACTTCTTTCACCTATGCTTCCTCTTATACCAATGCATCTTGGTGGTATTCTTTTGATGATAGTTCTTTTTCAAGTTTGTTTGCACAAACTTCACAACCTATAGTTGGTATAGTTAATAATGCTCATAATAATTCTATATGGGAAGAGTGGGATGACCTTACTAGCTTAGTTGTAACTATGGTTAATGATGGAACATTATCAAGTTCTACCAAATCTGCGATATTAGCGGATCCAACAATAAATGCTTTTGCTTATGGTAGGCCTGGACGATGGGAATACATAAATGCTGAGACTTGTACTCTAACTGCTTCAACACCAAACAAAGTTTACACATTATCTAATTTATTGCGAGGTAGAAGAGGCACTAATAACTTTACAACTTTACATGGTGCCAAAGATTATCTTATTGAACTAAGTTTTACAGGTATACAAAGACAAACTTTACAAAATTCACAAATAGGCAATGACATTTATTATCGTTTGCCTATTTTTGGAGAAGCAGTATCTGACCAAAATTCATCTGTATTGAATATAGACGGACAGCAACTCATGCCATATAGCCCAATTCAACTTGAGGCTACAGCTCCTGCGCCTGCTCTATGGGTAGCAAATACCGCCTATTCATTAACTGATGTAGTGGTTGGTTCTACTAATGATAAGCGAAGGTATATTTGTACTACAGCAGGAACTAGTCATGCTACTACTGAACCAACTTGGGATACAGATATCGGAGATACCACGGCAGACAATACTGTTACTTGGACTACCTATCATTTATATGACTCTGATATTACTTGGACACGTAGGACGAGGAAAGGTGGTTCTCTTGGTGGAGATAATACTCTTACTGACGGTGTTGGTGGTCCACTAAATGAAGATTCAGAATTATATGATCTTGATTACATAAGAATTTCTGATGGAGTTGCTCTTGGTACGGATATAGACGTAACTACCAATTCACATACTTATCTTGGAGCAGATCAAGAGACAGATGGATTATCAGCATATGGACATTTCTATATTGATATATACCAGAAAAGCGCAGTAGTTGGTCGTGGTTTTAAAAGTAGATACTATTTCTATAGAGGTTGGGGTAAAGCAATAACTACCGCTATTGATTATGGCGCAAAACTAATTATGCCTTTAGATGATTCTGGAGGATCATCAGCTAGAGAAGTAATAAGTGATACTACTCCAGGAACATATACTTCTGCATCAGAAGGAATAGCTGTAACACCTGACAATATTAAGTCATTAGAAGCTGATGGATCAGGCTATATGAAAACTGGTGTATCAATAAGAAATGCTGTTACTGGCAAAAAAGGAGCAACATATATTGTTTTTGTAACGGGTAGTGGCGGGACTGCTAATGACAGAATATTACAAGTTACTCAAGGTGGTGCTACTAATAGATTTGATTTATTTTGGAATAGCACTACGACATTTAGAATGACGTGGGCACCAAAGGCAAACGTTGGCGGATTATCACAAACATTTGGTGATACTGAAACTGCAAATAGTGGTGCTTGTATGATAGCATGTACTTGCGACCTTGACGGCACATTTACTCTAAAGTCATACATAAACGGCAAGTTAGAAGATACTGATGTTTATGGTACAGGTCATGGTTCTTGGGCATCAACATTTCAAGATCAAACTAGAAATGCTAGTTATAATGATACAGTAAATGGTACGATGGCCGCATCACCTGCTAATATTAATTCAAATGGAGATGTTGGTTTCGTTCTTGCTTTTGATAAAGTTTTAACTGCCGCAGAAATTTTAGACTTATATAATAAATCAGTATATGCTTATGCTAATTTAATAGATAGTCATGATGCAATATATCATTTACCACTAACTGAGGCTACTACTACAATATATACTCCAAGAGTTGGAACAGAGACATTTACAATACAATCAGTAATTGCACAATATAGATCACAAAATTTAAGTTCTGGTTTTGGTGCTTATGTAAATGCCACAAGTGACAAGTTCTATAGAGCTTTACCAGACAAATGGAAATTGTCAGAAATGACAATAGAGATTTGGATCACTGTTCATACTGCGCCGACTGGATCTAATTATTTGGTATCACTCGAACCAAAAGATTGGAATGGTGCTTCAGCTAAAAAAGGTGTTCATTTAATTTGTCATAATACAAATGGATTGCAAGCTCTTATTGGAACTGGTAATGCATCGTTTATTGATGTAAATGAAGGAATTGTTAATATGACAGCTAACAATACATATCAATGTGTTGTTAGTATACATCCGACAAATGGAGTTAAACTTTATCTAAATGGTTCAGAGATAGCAAATAATAGTGGAGGTGCTGCTGCTATTGATTGGGTAGATGGTACAGGTTCAAGTGGACCAGGAACAGCCGCAGCATATCTTTCAACTTATGCAACAAATGATAGTTCAATTGCTAATGCTAATGGAACAGGAACATTAGGATATTATAATGATTTTGTTATTTATGATAATGAATTAAGTGCTACTGATATATTAAATCTCTATAGAAGAGGTACTGGTGTGATTGTGTAAAAGTCGCCCGCTTGGCCCTCCCTCCGTGGAGGGTCTTTTTTACTCATTTTACTATTTTTAAAATTGGTGTAGCTGTAACTTGTTTTGCTAATAAGTCTAGTGCTACATTGCTAAATGCAAGTCCTGAATCTATCAACAAACTATTTACTTTAATTGATCTGTCTATTGCTTCTTGCAGTCTACCTGTTGATTCTAACTGGTATATTTCAATCAACATTACTTCTACATTTTTTAGTCTGATAATTATTTCATTTATTCTTGTGTCCATTAATCACTCCAACATTTTGCTACAGCATGGAAAGGAAGACCATCAGGGGTCCATTGACTAAACTCTATTGTTAAATGCCGCCCTAAATAATCATATTTATTTTCTAATTGCCTTCGTTTCTCTTCTTTTGTACCAGGTAATACAACATCAAATGATCGTCCATCGTCAATAAGACAAGTAGCCATGGGCATACCTTTTTCTGACAGATACATTTGATTTACTTCAAACTCTTCATCTAAGAATACTTTAACTTTAATCAAATTCTTAGAACGTTTACCTATATCATAACCTCCTTTCTCATTTCTTAGAATTAAACCTTCATAACCTAATTGTCGAGAACGATTCATCATTTCTGATAATTGTAAATTTTCCATCTTTAGCGTTGGTGCAACTTCAGTAGCTTTACCTAATGATAATTGTTCTAACATTCTTAATCTATATTTATAGTCTATTGGCAAAACTACATCATAAGCATGGAAACTTAATTTAGATGTATCAGGTTGATTACGTGAAATCCAAGAACGTATTGTAGGTAGAGGCGTTCCATGGTGATAAAGCTCTCCGTCAATAACAAGTCCTTCTGGTAAGTCCATTCCATTTAAAATATGACCAATAGATTTAATAACTTTGCCTTTACGCGAATAAGCTACTAATTTGTCGCCTTGTCTTGTTATCAAACAACGATTGCCATCATATTTCCATTGTACATACATATCTTCTATGTTAAGATTCTTAACCTTATTCCATGATTGGGCTAGCATAGGCTTAGGTAAATCTAAGACGTTAGTACGACCCAGCCTGGCTTCTTCAATAGTATCCTTATATCCACGCAGTCTCTGCGTATGGATACGGGAATTAAGACGCGATTGTATCTGACCAAATAAAGAGCGACCACCCTTACCCCTATCTATTACTTCATATGTTGTAGTTTTAACTCCATTTGATCTACCATGATTAATAACTAGTGTATCATTCTCTACACAAATATGCCACTCATAAATAGCATTGTTACCGCCAAGATAGTACAAAGTAACTTCTTCGAATACTGAATGTAACATTACTTAAACCTCGGTTTATAAGCTGCCATAAGTATTGCGTCGGCTCTATCAACATCCATCTTTCGTCTAAGATGATTATCTAGATAAGGAAATAGTTTTAATGCTAATAATCGTGCCTCATCTTTAGCTGATGCTTTTAAACCAAATTGATTCTTCCATGTAGCAGGATGAACAAGTCTAACTTCTAAATCTAACATTCTACAGATAGCAAAAGGAATAGCAGCGGCATAACCAAAGTTAAACGCAGCAGGTGCAGACTGTTTACCAAAAGCTTGGACATGCTCAATATGTACATAAATAGATGCATCAACTTTTAATGCAGCTAATTTCCATTGTTCTAATATTTCTCTTAATTGATCAAAATCAACACGATTAGATTTCTTGCCACTAGTTAAGACAACTGTATTAGAAGGCATATCTTTTACTGCTAGTACAGCTGCTCGTGTTACATTATATAATGCTAATGCGCCTGTAGCACCTGGATCAATTCCTATTACGTAATCCAAGTTCTTTCTCCAATATCTATTTTTGTTTTAGCCTCAGCCCACGATGGCCCATATTCGGCATCCATTATAATCGGTACTTTAAAGTTAATCGCTGTTTCCATAATTTCAGTTAATTCTCTAAATTTAGAATTAAGGTCAGGATGGTACGACAAACACAATTCATCATGAACCTGTCCATGTAAAGGTATATGATCAAACAAACCTTCTTTATAAGCTGCTACCATACCCTTTTTAATAAGATCAGCAGCAGAGCCTTGTAAACGGTAGTTAAGAGCTTTATAGGTATATGCACGTTTAATCATCTTGCCATATCGTGCTAAAGCGGCATCTAGTCTGAGAGGAATACCTTTACCTTTGATAGGTTCCCATAAGTCAAAAGTTGTACGCCGATTTAATATCGTACGCATTTGTCCTGTATGCGCAGCAGCTTGTGAGCAGCTATTAAGCAAATCTCCTGCGATAGGAAATTCATTACTATAAATATTCATAAAGATGACTGCTAGCTGTTCCGCTGTATTGGTTAATACAGGAAAGCCTAGATCTTTAATAAGTTTCATCCGTTCTGCTTTATTAAAGATGCGCGCCATCTGTACTGATATTGTTCGCTTGCCTCCTCCATAGATAAGGGAAAAATTAAGTGTCTTGACAGCAATTCTGGGTAATTTACCACCAAGTATCTCCCCAACATAATCATGGTAATCCATGAAAGGATTATCAGTATAACTTTTAATAAGAGCTTTATCTTCGCTATAGTGTGCCATCATCCTTAGTTCGATAGAACTATAGTCAGCCTTGACCCAACTCATGCCGTCTTCAGGAATAAAGCAAGAACGTATGATAGGAGCTAATATTTGATCACGTGAAGGTATTTGTTGAATGGGCGGGCCAGCCGCCGCAAAGCGCCCCGTAACAGCCCCTCCGGACTCACCTTTAAGCGGATAAAAGGAAGGATGTACATATCCATTTGTGTGCTTTTCGAGGATCGCACCACGCAAAAACGTATCTCTTGCTTTTGTATATTTTCTAATATCCACAACTTTGGTACTTGCATCATCTACCTGTTGTTCTAACCAATCACGAGTAAAAGAAGGATTGCCTTTTTCAGTATAATTATACTCGACACCAAGTTGATCGTAAAGTTTAACTAAATCTGTTTTGCCAGAATTAGCGTTAACTCTAAATCCAGCTAATTCATTTAATTCTTGTTGAATATTATTAATGACACCAGTTAGTTTCTTTTCAGCAATATGAGCGCGCTCTTCTGATACGCGCATACCTCTCCAACGCATATCAACAAGCAAGTCTAAAAGTTCACATTCTAATTTAAAAATGTCAACAAGGCCCACAAGGTCCAATTGGACCCATTGTTTTCGCAATATACGGAATGGCAAATCAGCGTCTGACTCTGCGTATGGTCCGACCAACGTTGGCGGACTACGGTATATATTTGCCCGTTGGTCTCCATTAGGCTTTCCTCCGTACGCTCTGGCGCACCAGTCATACAAGTCATTAGAAGTTTTTCCGCTTCCGATGTAGTTATTAGCGATAGTTTCCAACGCATATGAATAAGCGTTTCCATCTAAAATTGCTTCTGCATATTGCACATCATATTTAGTACCCTTAACATGAATTCCTTCTGTGCGTAACCAACCACAATCATAGACAGCATTAGCAAATATTTTAGTAGATTCGGTTTCAAGGTTATCCTTCAAAAAACGAAAGACTTGTTCGGGATCCATATTATCATGAGTATCAATTGTATGGCGAACAGGAAAGTACCATGCAGCATCTTCGGTTGCAATCGATGCTCCTACAATATGCCCAACACCACGACCCCAACCAGGGCCAATAGTACGCAGTTCAGGATCGTATGTTTCAGTGTCAACAGCCAATGATTGAACACCGCTTAAATTAGGAAAATCTTTTGGTGGTTCCCACTTACGCTCATAATGAGGTAATGTAATCCGTGCGCCTTTTTTAATATCTTTAAAAGGTTTTATGTCAGTCAGCACGAGCAACTACTCCTTTAATATGTGGAGCTTCGAAGGCCACAAATCTG